ATTAAAGCGCTCATCACGCGCACGGATGATAATTTTGTCCTTCCTTATGCTAAGACTGCTTCTGTCTTTCCAAGAACCTCGATTTTTGTAGGCACAACGAACCACGATGACTATTTAATCGATGATTCCGGTGGCCGCAGGTTCTGGCCCATCAAGACCGGAAAGATCGATCTACAACGCATCCGTGATACCCGCGAGCAGCTATTCGCAGAGGCTCATCAACTCTTTGCGGATGGTGATAAGTGGTGGATTATGCCAGGCGATGAAACCAAAGCAATTCAAGAGTCTAGGCGCTTTTATGATGAATGGGAAGGTATCCTGCAAACAGCTTTAAACGGCTCTTTCATGGTGACTGTCCAAGAGGCTTCCAAGCATTTAGGTATGTCAAATGATAAGCTCACGAAGTCCGATCAAAAGCGTATTTCATCATGCTTAAGGGCTATTGGATTTAAAAAGGGTAGAACCTATCTTGATGGGGTTCAAACACGGGTTTGGACAAAAAATACACAAGACCAATCATAAGACCATTAAAAAGACCAATCATAAGACCAACGATTTACCGTCTAATAAGACCAATAAGACCAATGTATTTATAAATAAAGATATATATAAAGAGAGGGTATAGGGGTAGGGGTGTATAGGGCTTAGCGTATAGGGAGTATTGGAAATTAATGGACTTACTGGTCTTTTTTTAAATTTGTATCTATAAATAAACTAGTTTTATAAGACAGTGCTATTGGTCTTGGTTGGTCTTACTGGTCTTTTTACTATATAGTAGTAATTTCAATTTTCAAGGTCAGCGTGAAAGTCGTAGAACATAGATGCCGGGCTTTGGTTGAGCCTACAACCACACTGTTGCCATGACGGCATGCTTTTGAATGAGGATACGGGTGGAATTCCCACGGCCTTGAATTTTATTTAAAAGAGTGATAAACTCCCCATATTGAAAATTCAGGGATCTTACAATGCCATTTAAACCTGGACAGTCTGGAAACCCCGCTGGGAAGCCTTTAGGCACCGGCCATGTTGAACGCTGTAAAAAATGGGCCGAACAAAAAGGCTGGGGAATTCTTGAAAAACTCGCGCAATCGGATGATCCAAAAATTATGTTAGAGGCCACGAAATTGTTACTGGCTTATGGCGTAGGGCGTCCCGTTGAGCATAAAGCACATACTGGGAGTCTGACGCTTGAGCAATTGCTTGGGCATTGGGACCAACCGAAAGATGCTACCATCGACACTCATGGATAATTTCCCTGATTGCTTGGATGGAAAGCTTTTACATGAATGGCGCGCGAATGCTGGATCTCCAATGTGGTCTGTTAAATGTCAGAAGTGTGGAATTGAATCGAACGCTGCGACAGCGCTTAATCTCATGTTTGAAGCGATGGAGAGCCGCTTAAAATGAAATTTAAAATAACGATCCGCGACACGGAAAACGGTGGTGTGCGTGTAGACGCCGATCCTGGATTCGATACGCTCGCGAACATAGCAAGAGAGAAAACGGAACGATTAACTCCAGCCGCCGCGTATACGCTTGGGGCGCTCGCTTACATCAAGAAAAAATCAATTGAGAATCTTCAAGAGCAGATGAAAGAGAAGTTTGATAATGGGAAACTGCCGCTTTATAATACCGATACAAAGCTATTCAATTGAACTATGACTGAAATAGAAGCGATAAATGCTGGATGGATAAAAATAAAACTAAAAGATCAGAATACAGGCCAATTATTTGACGCTTATAGTTCACCAGATGGAGAGATAATAGACGCTGAACTAATTCAATATTATGAATCTGGAATGTTCGCTTCTTGAAACGCTAATGAGCGATAAAAAACCATCCTACGGATTAGAGCATACTCATTGAAACGCCAAGCCGAAGTTATCGCCACGCCAATCGAAGTCCACCAGGTTGTTTTATCGCTCATGAATACGACCGGCGCGTGTGCGTGTGGTCGCGTCATGCGTAATGTGATCGATCCTAAATTTATTCTCATTAACGCGATGCCTTCGAATTCAAAAATGATTATCGCCGCATACTGCAAGCATTGCGCATCACATATCAACGCTGCAATTAAGCGGTGCAGACAAGTATTACAGCAACCCGATGTGCCGGTTGAACCGGTCGTTCGATTGCCGCCTCTAAATATTTAAATCCTGGGAGGGATAATGCATCGCCCATCCACCAAGCGAATGGATCTGCAAGAGCGCAACCAACGGATTTTTATTTTGTACACGAGACATATCCACCGCAAGCGAATTGCCGCGATGATGCACATGCAATATGCTGCGGTTACCAAGGTAATTCAGAAGTATCAAGGCCCCGAACGTCGAGAGATCGTGCGTCCAATCGAATCCTACGACGTCGGATATCGACATTCCGAGCGATAAACGGTAGTTTCCAAACTTTTCCACATTTTCCGATAGCTTAATTGTTGACTCTTGGTTACGCTTATGCGTGATGCTTGCGCAGAATAGACTCAACATTTGGCGAGAAAACCCGGTGCGATTCGCGCGGGAAGAGTTTGGCATTGAGCCGGACGCATGGCAGTGTGAAGCGTTGATGGCGTTCGCATCACCGAATCGTGAGCGATGGCGCATCGCAATGAAAGCGTGCGCGGGTCCCGGCAAGACGCTCGTACTTGGGATCTGTGGTTGGAATTTTCTTGCGTGTTATGGCGAGCCTGGCGACCATCCCAAAGGTGCCGCTGTATCGATTACAGAACAGAATCTCAAGACTAATCTATGGCCGGAGTTCTATAAGTTGCATGATCTCTCACGCCTAAAAGGATCTGGGTTTATATTCAATGCGTTCAACTGCACGAAGTCGCGTATCTTCGCAAAAGATCATCCGAACACCTGGTTTATCGAAGCGCGTTCGTTCTCGAAAGACGCCAATCCTGACGAACAAGGCCGCACACTCTCCGGACTCCATGCAAAGCGAGTATTATTCCTCATCGATGAGTCTGGCGACATTCCCCAGCAAGTCGGAAAAGCAGCCGAACAAGCGTTAAGTAATTGCACATGGGGAAAGATCCTGCAAGCCGGAAACCCTACGTCAACCGAAGGAATGCTCTACGCCGCGACGCAACGATTAGCAGATCAATGGCACGTCATCACGATCACGGGAGATCCTGAAGATCCTAAGCGCAGTCCGCGTATCCGTATCGAATGGGCGCAAGAGCAGATTGCCAAATATGGGCGCGATGACCCATGGGTTATGGCGTATATTTTGGGCCAGTTCCCGCCCAATGCGATTAATTCGTTATTGAGCATTGAGGACGTAGAGCGATCAATCAAGCGTTGCTATACGCTGGAGCAACTGGAAGGCTCACAGAAACGCCTAGGAATCGATGTAGCGCGCGAAGGACTCGATAAGACGAGTTTGTTCCCGCGATGGGGTTTGCAAGCATTTAAACCTGTGCAGATGTCAAATGCGAAGGGTCACGATGTGGCAGCCAGGGCGCTGGTGGCTAAAGAGAACTGGAATTGGGAAATGTGCTTTGTGGATGACACGGGCGGCTATGGCTCTAGCGTATGCGATTCGTTTACGCAAGCAGGCGTTGCGCATGTCCCAGTGAACTTTGGCAGCAAACCACTTGATCAGCGGTACTTTAATCGCCGGTCGGAGATGCTATTCAAAATGGCTGAATGGATTAAGAATGCAGGGGCTTTACCGGATATTCCGTCATTACGTATGGAAATGCCAGCATTAAAGTACACGTTCAAACAAGGTAAGTTTGCAGTTATTGAGAAAGATTTAATCAAGAAAGTGATAGGACATAGCCCTGATGATTGCGACGCATTGGCGCTTACATTTGCCTTACCCGAGATGCCAGGATTGCGGTCAGATGTTGCGCATCTTATGCCACAGCAGGGAATGAACTCCGAGTTCGACCCGTTTCGGCAAGAGAACGAACGCAGTATGGAATCGGCGATGGAAAAGTATTTGACGGGTGCGATATGAGGTTTCAAAGGGAAGAGTATTCAGAAAACCTTGTGGTTGAAATGCGACCATTATTGAAAGAGCATGACCGCGAAATCCCACAGTTGGGACTAGCTCATGATCCAGATTGGAATATTTATAAGACGATGAATAAAGCTAAAGCATTGCGAATATATACGGCACGTGTGGCTGACCTACTCGTTGGCTATCAAGTGTTCATGATTGGATACCATCCTCATCGGCGCGCATCGCTTGAGGCTACGCAAGATATCCTATTTTTAGAACCCGAAGTGCGCCATGGAATGGTGGGATTGAAGTTCATCAAATATTGCGATAAAGAATTAGAGAAAGAAAACGTACGAGTTATTCATCACCCGTTTGATGTGGCTCATGATCTTGGACGATTGTTTGAACGTCTAGGATATATGTGTACGGATATTATTTACTCTCGGAAGGTGGCTTAATATGCCAGCAGCTATTCCTATTGCGGCCCTCGTTGTTGCGGCAGCTGGGACTACTTATGAAGCGATTAACGCAAATCAACAAGAGCAACATGCTAAAGGTGCGGCTCAAGCACAAGCAACGCAAGAGCAGAATTTAGTTAATCAGCAGACAGCGGCTGACCAATCAACACAGAATCAAAAAGCCAATACGGGTTCAGCAACGCAACAGGCCGCTATTTCAGCGCTACGCGCCAGTATGTCAGCCAATAGCGGATTTGGTGGATCGATTCTTACGAGTGGGCAAGGTACTCAAGGGACGCAACAAACGGCACCAACGGCTACTAAAACGTTACTCGGCGCATGATAACTCCCGTAAAAATTACGCCGATCGCCGAACTGATGGATTTTAAGTCAGGGCCATTCTCTGACGATAAGCAATTCCCGATTGCCAAGCGCAGGGTTATTTGTGAGAAATTATTACGAGAGATGCTGAAGCATCCTGATCGCAATGCCAAGTCAATTATCTTAGTCAACGAAGCATTGAAAGGTCTTTGATGAGTGCAGGCAATACGCAAGCCGTCAACACGCAGCCGGGCCCGAAGCTATGGGGCGTATCGACTGACGCCAATATGCGTCAGCAGTTGGAGCGATTGCGCGGACAGCTTTCTATCGAGAGATCATCGTTTTTAACGCATTGGCAGGATATTGATCTCCACCTCGCGCCGCGTCGTGCGCGTCTGTATATCACGGATGTCGATCGCGGGTATCGACGCAACCAGTTCATTATTAATTCCAAAGCGACTCACGCGTGGGGAACTCTGCGTTCTGGCATGATGTCTGGTTTTACGTCTCCATCGCGGCCATGGTTCAGACTCACAACGCAAGATCCTGACCTCGCCAAGTTCGAAACAGTTAAAGAGTGGCTATACGATTGCACATGGCGCATGCATGATGCGTTCTTGCGGTCCAACGTGTACAACATCCTGCCTACGGTGTACGGTGATATGTCCGGTTTTGGAACCGGCTGTATGATGGTGATGGAAGACTTCGATAATGTGATCCACTGTTTTGAATTCCCGTTGGGATCGTATTATCTATTCAACAACGATCGGTTGCGCGTCAACGGATTTATGCGGGACTTCCGGTTATCGGTGCGGCAAGTCGTTGATAAGTTCGTCTATGACAGTGCGGAAAATACATTTGATTGGTCGCGTTGCTCGTCGATCGTTAAAAATCTCTGGGATGCAGGAACTACGGAATCCTGGATTGATCTCGTTCAATACGTGGGTCCAAATGCGCAGTACAAACCAAACTCTCTACGCTCGCAGGATAAAAAATATATCAGCGTCTACTACGAGAGGGGAACGCAGACGGGCAGTTATTCCGCAAGCGTGACCGATCTATCGAAGACGTTGAGCGTGCGCGGATATGACAGGTTCCGCGTCCTTGCCCCTCGCTGGGAAGTCTCTGGCGAGGACGTTTACGGCACGATGTGCCCTGGGATGGAATCGCTTGGAGATAATAAATCGCTTCAGACCTATGAACGCCGGGCGGCGCAGGCATTAGAGAAGTCGATTAACCCAGCGATGGTCGCGCCAGCATCCATGCGAACACAGAAGGCGACTACCGTACCTGGTGACATTACTTGGATGACAGATCCCGGCGGTGAGTTTAAACCGGCGTATCAGATCAACCCGAATTTCCAGCAGTACAACATCGCGGTCAATGCGATTGAGCAACGGATTGCCAAGTCCTATCACGAGGATCTGTGGCTCGTGATCTCGAATTTGGATAAGGGAAACGTGACGGCAGAGCAGGTGAGAGCGTTGCAGAACGAAAAATTGCAGGAGATTGGTCCCGTGGTCGATCGTCTCAATATGGATTTACTCGATCCTTTGGTTGAGATCACGTTCGAGATCATGACGAAACAGGGATTATTTCCACCGCCGCCCCAGGAATTGTCAAAAGCTCCGATGAAGGTCGAGTACACATCGATTATCGCCCAAGCGCAGAAGGCGTTATCAGCGGGGGGTATTGAACAGTTTACGGGATATGTTCTGCGATTGCGAGAAGCAAATCCTGAAGATCCCTCAATTTTGGATAAATTCAACGTCGATGAAGCGATCGATCACTATGGCGATTCTCTCACGTTGCCACCTGGGATCGTGCGGGATGATGACGCAGTAAAGAAATTACGTGCGCAACGGGCCAAGCAGCAACAACAGCAGCAGCAAGCAGCGATGGCAGAGCAACAATCAAAGACGGCGAAGAATTTGGCGCAAGCTCCGACAAGCGGCGGTAATGCGTTAAGCGATCTAATATCGCAAGGTCAGGCAGGAAGCCTGCAACCACAATGAAAATAAATACGGATGCAGCGACACGGTTTGGATTTCTCCTAGTTGCTGAATATCTGATCGCTGCCGCATTATTTGGACACGAACATAACTGGAAGAAATGCGCGTATTTCGTGGCATGTTTCATCAAGGATATTTCGGTGCTGCTTTTATGAATAAGAAAGAACACGAACGACTTTTAGGACTTGAACGCATGAGACGCTATCGCGAACGTTACCCAGAACGTACACGTGAAAGATATTTGCGTTGGAAAAACAAAGATCCTCAACGCTATGAAAATAGCAAGAGAAAACAAAAACCTTTAATAGTTATTTTTCGAGCCTATTTCAGGAAGCGATTGCATAGGTTTCTATTTGGAGAAAAAACGTATTGGAAGTTTAGAGATATCTATCGAGCGCGCGTATCAGAATACAAAAATAAAAATCCAGCAATAATCGCTGCTCAAAATGCTTCGCGTAGAGCGCTTGAATTTATGGCACAGCCTAGATGGGTTAACAGAAATGAAATAGTTGCCATATATGCGCAGGCGCAACGCAAAAGCCTTTTAACTGGAATCCCTTATCATGTAGATCATATTTGGCCGTTACATGGGGATGGATTTATTGGACTTCATGTGCCTTGGAATCTTCAAGTTATTACGCAGACAGAAAATATTCGTAAACATAACAAACGGCCAGATCGAGTCAAATTATGTCAGTGACTCTTTATCTTATGCGTCATGGGCAGACCAAGCTTAATGCTCAGGGTCGACTCCGTGGGTGGAAGGATGAGCCTCTTGATTCAGTTGGTATAAAAGAAGCGCACGAAGCGGCGAAGGCAATGGCAAAAACGCCGATAGATAGAATTTACAATTCTGATCTTGATAGGGCGGATCATACTGCAAGAATAGTTGCCAAAGAGCATGGGCTTAAGAATATCCCTAGATTTTGGTTTCGCCCCCTCGATTATGGGTCCCTTAACGGAAAACTATTGTCAGAAATTCAGCCTCAACTGGATAAACTCAATGAAATATGGAAAACGAATCCCGATCACGAAGCGCCCGGCGGTGAGTCATGGACAGAGTTCCAAGACAGAAATCTCCAAGGGCTCCACGCGATTCTTAGGGCCGCAAAAGACGGCGAGGCGATTATGCTCGTTTGCCATCTTCGTAATTGTCTGCTACTTCATAGCGTGGCTATTTCTGGAGGCCCACTTGCAGGTGGGACCTTAGATCTCATGCAAGGAAAAGATTGGCATCAGGAATCAGGCTCTGTGAGCAAATTCGAATACGAAGAAGAAGGTGCGATATTGAAATACGTCGGCATGTTCTTTGAGCCAAAGGTTATAGCCTAATGTTTTACGCAATGATCATATTTTTGTCGTGGATATCAGGATTCTTTATCGGTATGGCTGTGATGATGCGCAAGAGGATATTCGATAAATTATGAGTAAATACGATGATAAAGATGAAGTAAAAAAGCGTGACAATCGTATCGAATTCGAAGAACGCAAGCGTATTGAATCGTTCGGATTTATTATGTCAACACCTGAGGGACGCTTATTTATGAACTGGCTTTTAGGCGAATGTGGGATTATGCGGATTAGCTATTCCGGTAAATTACCGAATGAGGCGACATTTTTTAATGAAGGCATGCGCAATATTGGACTAAAGATTTTCTCTGTCATTGACCAGCATTTCCCGAAGGAATGGCTGGCGATGCGCGAGGAAGCTAAAAAACGAGACGAGGAGATAACTAATCATGGCTGAAGAAATTAAAACGGTTGCACCCGAAGTGCCGCCGACGATCGTAGAGACACCCGAACCGAAGCCAGCACCGACTGCGGCGGAAGCCTTGTACAAGGACACGCCAAAGGGTGAGGTTAAACCTCCTGTCATAGAACCGGAGAAGAAACCGGAAGTCAAGGATGAAGTCAAGACGGACACTAAGGAAGCTGCCACTACGGAAACCAAACCTCTTACGGAGCCTGTGAAGGACCAAGCGAAACCCGCTGGCGAAACTGCTCCCGTAGAATACGATTTGAAGCTACCGGAAAACAGTGCCCTGACGAAAGAAGACCTTGACGCGCTATCCAAACAGGCGAAAGAGCAAGGTCTTACCAAAGAGCAAGCCGAGGCTCGACTGAAAGCGGAGAACGATGTTGCGGTGCGAACTGTGACGCGGGCGAAGCAACAGCAAGAGTCACTCGTTAAAACGGAACAAGCGAAATGGCCTGAAATGATAAAGGCTGATTCGGAATTGGGTGGAGATAAGTTCAACGAAACGGTTGCGCTTGCTTCACGCGCGTTTAAAGCGACGGCTTCTCCTGAATTGCAAAAGATCATCCGTGATTCTGGATTGGGAAACCATCCTGAATATGTCCGTCAGATGGCCCGTATCGGGCGCATGATGGCCGAAGACACGGTGATCGCAGGTCGTAGCGGCGGTGTGGCGCGAGAAAAGCCTATTGCCGAAGCACTGTACGGAGCAACGACGCCGGGCGCAGATGGAAAATTGCCTGGTGCGTAAAAAATCTAAAGGAGACTTAAATGGTAGCAGCGAATCCAAATAACTCGCTTTCATTGCTGGACGTTGCCAAACGGACTGATCCCGATGGCAATATCCCGCGTATCGCCGAGTTGTTGATGCAGACAAACGAAATTCTGATGGACATTCCGTGGTTAGAAGGCAATTTGCCGACTGGTACGCGGAACACAGTTCGCACTAGTATGCCGCAAGCATATTGGAAGCGTCCTAATGGTGGTAACCCGGCATCTAAATCGACGACCGCGCAAATCGACGAAGCGGCTGGAATGCTCGAAGCGTGGAGCGTTATCGATAAACAGGTTGCAGATCTGAACGGTAATGCGCAAGCGTACCGGTTGTCTGAAGCAAGCGCGTTTCTTGAATCGATGAATCAGCAGTTGGCGAATCAGTTGATTTATGGAAACTCGTTCACTAATCCTGAACGGTTCATGGGACTCGCGCCGCGCTATGGAGCAATAATCGGCGCCGTAAATGCCCAGAACATCCTAAGTTCGTTGGGATCTGGATCTGATAACACCAGCGTTTGGTTAGTTGGTTGGGGTGAAAATACGGTGTATGGCATTTATCCGAGAGGTTCGAAAGCGGGACTCGACCACTTCGACTTCGGTGCGCGTCCGTGGCAGACCAGTACGACGTTTGGTTCTGGGCAGATCCATGCCTATGTGGATCGGTTCGCATGGTATTGCGGTCTTGCTGTTAAAGACTGGCGCTATGTGGCTCGTTCGCCAAACGTTGACGTTTCGGATCTCGTCAGCGGAAGTGGCACGCAGAATGCCCAACAACTGATTAAAACAATGAGCCGTATGACAGATCGGTTTATGAATATGTCGAACATTAAACCTGTGTTCTATACAAACCGCACTGTGAAGTCGATCCTGAAAATACAAGCATTGGATAAATCGCAGAACATCTTGAATGTCCAAGAGGCGATCAACCAATTCGGGAAATTTCAGGAATTGACGTTCTTGGGTATTCCGATCCGAACTAACGACCAGATTCTGAATTCTGAATCTGTGGTCAGCTAAAGGAGGCTTAATAACATGGCATTTCGAGACGTTAACTTAAGTTTCACAACGGTAACAAACGGTGCTGATTCTCCGTTTGCACCGACAGGTGCAGGCAATAATATTGCTCCAAACACGATCGATACCGCGCCATTAACGGTGCCGTCGGGTTCTGGCGGCACATCGACCCCTGGGTTCAATGCTGGTGTAAATACCAATGCTGGCCGCGATCTTGGTGTGGGTGGCGAAATGTGGGTAGAAGTCGTTGTAACGACATCTGTGGCCCAGGCTGCGAATACGACGATATTCCAGCTTGTAACCGATAGCACGGCGACGATCAGCACGGTGAACGTGTTATTGTCATCTCCTGGGTTTACGGCAGCGCAGTTAGCTGTTCCTGGGAGCGGTAATTCATTGACGGGATACTGGCGGGCGCAGTTGCCCATTGGTTCCTATCTTGAATGGTTAGGATTCAACGTTGATATCGTGACGACCAACTGGACAGCCGGCGCCGTAATCGCTGGACTGCTTGAGAACATTCAGCAGTCTGATCTGTATCAGTCAGGATTCACCGTTCAATAAATGATGTAAATGGTTCGCCGGTCCATTCAAAACCGGTACAATTTTAATGTAGAGAGAATAACTGATTCTCAACGGCAATTCTTCGGACTGAAATGGAGGCCACATATGAAAGTCATGGCAAAAGCAATGGGTCAGTATCGCGGGCGCATGTACAATGCTGGCGACGTGTTTGATATCTCCGATGAGCAGGTTCAGGTACTTGACGCGCATGGCAAGCCGCTTAAAGATGAACAGGGAAATTTAGTTAAGAGAGGTTTATTTTCTGATAAGTGGATGGAGAAATTCGACGAAGCAAAAGACAAAGACCTAAGAGCTAAAGCAAAAGAAGTCAATAAAAAAGCCGCTGAACAAGAAGCGAAACAAAAGGAAAAGGCTGAAGACGAAGCAAGCGTTCCTATGCATTTGAGGACACGCAATACGGCAAAAGAGGCCGAAGAGCAATTAGTGCTTGCGCCTGTAGATCCTACGCCTTTAGTTTCGACAACATCAGTTGCTGGTCACGAACCAGTTGTTCTTGAACAAAAACCTGTCTTAGAAAAAGGATATCGGGAGGATGGAACCTATGAAGGTTAGAGCGAAAGCAGACGGACTTTACGATGGTCATTACCGGCATGGTCCTTATACGGATGATTATGGATTCCATGAAGGTGCCGTGTTCGAGATTGATGCTACACCGCGCCCAAAGAAAGACGAGCATGGAAATCCTATTCAAAAGATGGAGCCTACGGGAGAGATCAGTCCCACAACCGGGCAATTGATTATGAAAAAAGTGTGGGTGATGCACGAAGGTAAAATTAAAAAAGACCATCACGGACAGCCAATTCCCGTCTATGAAATGGCGACGTTGTTTTCGCCTAAATGGATGGAACCTGTCAATGAGGACGCGACGATCTCGTATCCCGAGCAATCGGAACCAATGGGTGTTTTGCCAAATATGCGTGAGAAATCTGCGAATCCAGAAGTCGTTGTCGCTGCGCGTCTCGGCGAAGTCCCGGCAAATATTCAAGCACTTCTCGAAGAACGCGAAAAGAGTCCAATCTAAATGGGATTTGAGCAGACGCTAACGCAGATAGCAAACTTGGCGATCTCTCATTGCGGGGTGTCGAAACCGCTTGCTGACTTGCAGACAGACCGTAGCGTTGAAGGTCAGATGTGTCTGACGTGGATGGATACCGCGCGTCAGAGTGTCCTTCAGAGCATTCCATGGTCCTTTGCAACAAAACAAGTGGTTCCGGCGCTCGTGGCAAATTACCCAACGAATGAATGGATGTACGCTTACGAGTACCCGCCGGATGCGTTAAAAATTACGCGGTTCATGAGTTGGCGATTAAATAACGATGACCGCCAAAGCCGCGTACCGTATCGGATCATGCAACCTGTTTCGATTGCGTTATCGGCAGCGCAACCTCCTCCTACGGTTCCATATGCGAATCAGGCGGGTCTTTGGATTTACACCAACTGGCCTGGTGTGAACATCAACATACCAACGGTGATTGAGTATACGTTCGACAACCAGAACGTCTCGCAATGGACAAGCCCGTTCTGTTGGGCGATGTCTCTA